CAGTCATAGTGTCGGGTAAAAAAGCGGTGGCAGCTATGACCTGCCCCGGCGCTATCCCACTGAAAACTGCCCTGCGAGTGGCTAATCATGACGTCGCTGCCGAGACCAGGGTGTGACAATCTAAGCGGGAAGCGCACAAAAAGTTGCAAAAATGGGATGGTGTAAAGTGAGTGGTGTACTCATAATCATTGCAGAACTTATCTGCCTTGTTCTTATGGTTGTAAATGCTTATTTAGCTTTCAAAGCAAAGCAGAAAGACGACCTTAATGGAATGGTTTGGAATTTGGCATTTATGATCCTAATGAGCACTTGTATTAGATAACCAAAAATATGCCGAGTGCTGTAGCAGAAGCGCCTGCGGCGGCCCGTTACGTCGCGGACGTGTGGCGGCTCAATGCCGCCTCTCGGCTCCAAACGCAGATGGAAAGCAAAAGAGGCACTGCGCGATTAAATTAAATGCCAATGGGCGGCTGGACAACCTACTGTCCGCCATATGCCGCTCCTCGCCGCATGAGGCGGGCGGTGGCACCAACAGCGTGCCGGAGTATGCCAGGGGTGAGTGACCGCCCAGAGAAACGATTTAGATACTCGGCAGTGGCACTGGGCGCTGTACCATTGAGCGGTGGCGGAATAGACACCCTACGGCGGGTGGTAAAGCCCATAAATGCCTCCTGTGCGGGGCGGGCAAGAGTAGACGCTTACCGAGTAAGGCCATACGGGTGCTTGCGCCCGTCTCGACTGATTAGGCCATGTGAGGTGCAAATCCTCACCCGCTCAAATTTGCCGCCCCGCAGTTGCAGGAGACGGGGGAGGCACCAATGAGAGGAAACGCATGGCGGGATATTCCCCCGCCGCCTCTCCAATCAAATCGAAAGGAGACCTCTCACATGAACGAAATGAAGCTCTTTGAAAACCCTGAATTTGGGGCGATCCGGACGGTTGAAGTAGGCGGAGAGCCCTGGCTGGTGGGTAAAGACGTGGCTCAGGCGCTGGGGTACAGCGACACGTCCGACGCACTAAAGAGGCATGTTGACCCGGAGGATAAGCTGACCCGGCGTTTCGCCGACTCAGGTCAGAGCCGAGAAATGTATATCATCAACGAGAGCGGCCTGTACTCTCTGGTGCTGTCCAGTAAACTACCGGGGGCGAAGAAGTTCCGCCGGTGGGTCACGGCGGAGGTGCTGCCAAGCATCCGCAGACATGGCCTATATGCGGTTGACCAGTTGATCGAAAATCCTGACCTCGCAATCCAGGCGTTTTCTGCTCTAAAGGAGGAGCGGGAGAAGCGAAAAGTTTTGGAGGCGGAGAGAGAGGCCAACCGGCCGAAGGTGCTGTTTGCGGATTCCGTGGCTGCCTCCAATACATCCATACTGGTTGGAGAGCTGGCAAAGCTCCTCAAGCAGAATGGGGTGGACACTGGGCAGAACCGACTCTTTGACTGGATGCGGAACAACGGATATCTGATCCGCAGAGAAGGCACGGATTACAACATGCCCACACAGCGATCGATGGAATTGGGCCTGTTTGAAATCAAGGAAACCAGCATTACACATGCAGATGGGCACGTTACAGTAAACAAGACTCCGAAGGTGACGGGGAAAGGACAGCAGTTTTTTATCAACATGTTTCTAGGTTAACAACCCACACGGGTGTATCGCTTAACAGGCTGTGACGGCTGGCCGGATCCGAGCCAGAGCTCGACAGTAGGCGGCGATGTAGCAAAGTCTAGCAAATGCTAGCAAACCGGGAGAGAGAAAAAGAAAGAAAACCGCCCCCTTTTTCCCCCTCTTCCTTCCCCCCTATAACCCCCCAGAAAAGAAAGAAAAAGAGAGAACGCGCTCTGTCGGTGGCGGTGGGGGGATTGGGAGACTCTACTTAGGCGAGAGGTGGTGAGTGTGGCATTAACGCCAAAGCAAGAAAGATTTGTGCAGGAGTACCTTGTGGATTTGAATGCCGCACAGGCTGCTCTTCGGGCAGGGTATAAAAACCCTGAAATTGGGCGGCAGCTAATTACGAAAAATAACGTTTCTTCCGCAATTCAGGAAGCAAAGAGAGCCAGAAGTGAACGGACAGAGATTACACAGGACTATGTGCTTGCCAAGCTGAAGGAAATCACAGATAAACCGGCCTCGGATGCGAATGACAGCGATCTGAAGTATTCCAGCAAGATAAAAGCACTTGAACTGTTAGGGAAACATGTGGGAGCGTTCGATGGAAAGGCGAACGGCGATGGAGATACGGAGGTTAAGGTGGTCATAGATGTCTGAGATTCGTTTATCGTCCGTCCTTGGACCTGCATTCCACCTACTGGCTCGTGACGTATTCCAACACGGACACACACACTATGATTTGTCTGGTGGCCGAGGCTCGCTTAAATCTTCCTGCGTTTCCCTGCTGGTGCCGCTTATCTTGCTGACCAATTCAAACACCCACGCCTTGGTACTTCGCAAAGTGGCGAACACCATCCGGGACAGCGTGTATGCACAATATCTATGGGCAATCGGAGAATTGGGTATGGCGGCGTACTGGGACGCTAAGGTTCAACCTATGGAGCTGATTTATAAGCCGACTGGGCAGAAAATCATGTTCCGGGGCGCTGATGACCCCATGAAAATAAAGTCCATTAAGGTTCCGTTCGGATATATCGCTGTAACACACTTTGAAGAAAAAGATCAGTTTTCCGGTCGGGCGGAGATTAGAACCATTTTACAATCTACCATGCGCGGCGGGTCGAAGTTCTGGAACTTTGAGAGCTACAATCCACCCATCAGCCGGGACAACTGGGCCAACAAAGACAGCTTGGAAGAAAGAGCGGACAGGCTGTGCCATAAGAGCACATACTTGGAGGCCCCGCCTGAATGGCTTGGGGCGCAGTTTCTGGCAGAGGCCGAACATCTGAAATCCACGGATGAGCGGGCATACCGCCATGAATACTTGGGCGAAGCGGTCGGCACCGGCGGCAACGTATTTGAGAATCTGGAGTTGAGGGGAATCACGGACGAAGAGTTCGCTTCCTTTGACCGTATCTATCAAGGTGTGGACTGGGGCTGGTTCCCTGATCCATTTGCCTTTATCCGACTCCACTATGACCGGGCTAGAGAGACAATATACCTAATGGACGAGATATACCAAAATAAGCTGACCAACGAGGCGAGCGCAAAGTTGATCCTATCCAAAGGATACAAGGATGCTTACATTACCTGCGACAGCGCCGAGCCGAAGTCAGCGGCGGACTACCGGGCAATGGGGCTTCCGGCCAAGGAAGCAATCAAAGGCCCTGGAAGCGTGGAATATGGCATGAAGTGGCTCCAGCGGAGGAAGATTGTTATTGACCGCCGGAGGACACCAAACGCATATAACGAGTTTGTGAATTATGAGTATGAGCGAAATAAGGATGGGGAGATCATCAGCGGGTATCCTGACGAGAATAACCACCTTATTGACGCCACAAGATATGCTCTCGAGCGTGTATTTAGGAGAATGGGGATGACTGCATGAACCTTGAACAAGCGATGAACTATCTTGTTTTTTATAATGGATATGAAGAAATCGTTCATTCATTGCTAGAGCATATATCTATGTTTTCTGAAGGAGGGACGATTCTACCCCCTAAAAGTCTTAAATATGGGGATGAAAGCGAAACTGTTGAAGCTATCCTATGGTTTACCCTTGTCTGTATGTTCGGGGATTATGGGACATCTCCGCGGTTTGGATGGATTGACAAAAAGAAAGAAGCAATTGCGTTTCTAAACAGCCTGCTTTCGGATGAGGTGCCCGAATGAACATTACCGAAAAACTAAAACAGCTCGGTTACTCCACCGTTCCAGAGGAGTTTTACCGCAAAGTGCAGGAGTGGAAATCTTGGTATGTGGGCGACGTGAAGGGCTTCCACAGGTACAAGGTCAGAAACGGCACGAGCATGGTCAAATGCAAGCGCTTCACGCTTAACATGGGCAAGAAGATCCCGGAAGATTGGGCAAACCTTCTGATGAACGAGAAGGTGGAGATTACCATTGAGGGCCAGAGGGAACAGGAATTTGTTGACCATGTGCTCAAAGAAAACAACTTTCTGGTCAAGTCAAATGAAATGCAGGAGAAAGCATTCGCGCTCGGGACGGTGGCGTTTATTCCCCGTGTAGTGGGAATGAAGGCCACGGAAGAAGGCCCTGTTCCTGGTAGTGCTGACGGCATTGTGATGGATTATGTGACCGTGGAGCATATCTGGCCGCTAGCATGGCAGAACGGAATCATTACGGAGTGCGCCTTTGACAGCATCGTGACCGTCAACGGTGAGGATTATTGTTACCTCCAAATTCACCACAAAGTAGATGGCTTATACGATATTGAGAATCGCATCTATCATTACCGCAATAACAATGTGGATGCAGAACTGTCTTTGGCCGACATTCCAGGGTTTGAGGCAGTCCCTCCTGTGGTACATACCGGATCAGATCAGAGGCAGTTTGTTATTGACAGGCCTAATATTGCCAACAATTTTGACGATTCTCCGCTGGGGGTTTCTGTCTATGCAAACGCCATCGATGTTCTCAAAGGCGTAGATGTGGCCTATGATAGCTACGTCAATGAGTTCGTCCTTGGAAAAAAGCGCATCATGGTCAAGCCGTCTGCAACCAAAGACCTCGACGGAGAGCCATTTTTTGACCCGGACGACTTGGCTTACTATGTACTCCCGGAGGATGTAAGTGACGGTGCGGTCATCACGCCCATCGACATGACACTACGTACCCAGGAGCACAACACGGGTATCCAAGACCAACTGAATCTACTGTCCAGCAAGTGTGGCTTTGGAGAAAACCATTACCGCTTCGACCAGGGGAGCATTACCACAGCCACCCAGGTCATCAGCGAAAACTCCACCATGTTTAGGACCATCAAAAAGCATGAAATCATTTTGGAACAGGCCATTACAGAGTTGTGCCATATTATTCTTCGGCTTGGGAATGCAGCCATGGGCGCCGGGCTGAATGAAGATGCTAAAGTTACCATTGACTTTGATGACTCTATCATCGAGGACAAGACCACCGAGCGGAATAATGACCGTCAGGACCTTGCGGCGGGCATTATGAACCCGTGGGAGTACCGCATGAAGTGGTACAACGAGGACGAGGCTACGGCTAAGAAAATGCTGCCAAAGATGGAGGACATGACAACGGAAGGGGAGAACGAGATTGAATGAAATACCCATTCTCTCCCGAAGTTCTGGACTCTCTTCCAGAAGAATTGGCCGAGCTATACCGCAGTCTGGAAGCGACGCTCCTGGAGGAAATATGTTCTCGCCTGAAATTATCCGGCGAGCTGAACGAGGTCACGGTGCAGGATATACGGGCACTCCGCTCCCATGGCATTGACCTAAAGGACATAGAAAAGGCCATCCAGAGCACCGCAAACATCAGCCAGCGGGACTTGCAAAAACTCTTGGACGACGTGGCGGAGCGGAACCAGCGGTACTACCAGGAGGTTATGGACATTGCGGGTGTAACTGCACCGGAAACACTGGTTAGCATCGAGGACACATGGGCTATCTACGAGCAGACCAAACAGACATTCCATAACATGACCGGCTCTATGGGCTTTCTGGTGGACAACGGGCGGACGATGCTTCCCACGGCCAGGGCCTATCAATGGGCGCTGGATAACGCTGAAATGCAGATCACGAGTGGGGCCATTTCTTACAATCAGGCCATCAAAAGCTCCGTCAAACAGCTTGCGGACAGCGGTATCAAGGTTGTGGATTACGAGAGCGGCCACCGTGACCATATCGACGTGGCAGCCCGCCGGGCGGTGATGACGGGGGTGTCTCAGCTTTGTGCCAAGTACACGGAGCAGAGTGCAGAGTATTTGGAAACTCCTTATTTTGAAGTGTCCGCCCACATCGGGGCACGAGATAAGGGTGTCGGCTGGCAAAACCACAAGGCATGGCAGGGCCGGGTGTACTCCGTAAGGACCGGAGACAAGTATCCGAGCATTTATGAGGTGTGCGGGCTTGGCTATGTGGACGGCTTGGAGGGTGCAAACTGCCGACATATCAGGACTGCCTTTGTGGATGGTGTGATGGAGCGAACATATACCGACGAAGAACTTGCTCACATAGACGATGGGCACGACGTGGATTTTGAGGGAAAGCACTACACAGCTTATGAGGCCACACAGAAACAGCGGCAGGTCGAGCGAACTATCCGCAAGCTGAAGCGAGAACAGACCGCATACAAGGCCGCAGGACTGACGGAGAACTACCAGGCGGTGACTACCCATATCCGGAGACTGAATCAGGAATACAAGGCGTTCAGCGAGGCGGCGGGGCTACCGTTACAAAGAGAAAGAATGCAGGTTCAATATCCGGAAGGGCTAACCAGCATAAAACAATTTTCCGGGCTGGAATCATATCAAGGGAACATAAAAATTGTCGGTAAATTCTCTTCCAGACAATATCAGGTGCAGCTTGACCCGCCGCAGATTAGCGGCGTGACAGACCACTTTGCAAATAACCTTACGATGAAACCGGATAGATCTGCATTGACGATTGAAGCGTCGCAGAGTATCATAAATAACAGCAGGTTAGTTTTGTATCAGACTGACCGGAATACATTGAAATTCTTGGCAGATAGCGGTTATGTAGTTTTAAGCGTTGACGGGAAGATTGTAACAGCGGTCCCGGAAAAGCTGAGAAAGAAGTATCGGGACTATTTGGAGGGGAAATGATATGGCGAAAAATCACAATGATAAATGCGTTTGCCCTCTTTTTGGGCGAGAAATCCTATATGGAGAGTGCTATGAGGTCCAAGAAGTTCGGGAGGACGAGATGGACATGGAGCTTGCAATAGAGCCGTTTGACGTAGATAAAGCAAATGAAGTCTGCGAGAAGTGCAAGTGGTATGTTGTGGAGGGCAGCGCGTGATAAAAGAAATTAACGGGAAAACATGGTATTGCTGCCCGTACTGCGGGAAAGCTCTTTTCCCAGTTCGACCGGATACCAAAGTAGAGCACATGCCGTTTCGATGCAAGGCATGTAAGCACGACATGGAAGTAAATATCGCATAGAGCCAAGAGCCTGTGAGCCAAGAGCCATCAGTTTCCGAGGATTCCTCGGTGGTTGATGGCTCTTTTTGTTTTGCCGAGAGGCGTAAAACCGCAGGGCGACGGCCCTGACAATAAACGGAGGTAACTACTATGAGCGAACCTATCAATAATCCTACCCAGGCCCCTGCGCCGGAGCCCGCCCCTGCGAAGACCTTCACGCAGGAGGAAGTGGATGCCATGATCGGCAAGCGGCTTGCGAAAGCCATGAAGGGTATGCCCAGCGAAGAAGAGCTGACCGCCTACCGCACCTGGAAGGACGGGCAGGCCGGAGAGAAAGAACGCTGGGACAATCTGACTGGCGAGAGGGATACTCTCTCCGGAAAGCTGACAACCGCAGAAGCGGAGAGAGACCAGTTGAAGCGTGAGTTGTATGTCCTGAAAAAGGGCTTGACCGGCGAGGAGGCGGAGTTCATCGCTTTCAAGGCAGGGAAGATGGTGGACGACAAGACCACCTTTGAGCAGGCCGTGGACGCGCTTACCGCCGACCGCAAGAAGACTTCTTTTGACTGGACTGCTCCAGTGGGCGGAGGGAAGACAAAAACAGGAGAAAACGATGTAATGAACGCCCTGATCCGGGGCGCACTGAAATGAAAGGAGAACATAAATGGCAGTTGACATTATCGATAGAAGCAAACTTTCTGGGCTTATCCCTGAGCCCGTAACCCGTGAAATTATCCAGGGGGCCGTAACGGAGTCCGCTGTGCTGCGGATGGCCCGTCGGCTGCCCAACATGACCAGTAAGACACAGACCCTCAATGTTCTGGACGCACTGCCCACCGCCTACTTCGTCAATGGTGAGCCAACCACCGGAGCGTCCGACTCCAAGGCTTCGCTGAAAAAGACCACAAACATGGCTTGGGACAAGAAAAAAATTTACGCTGAGGAAATCGCGGTTATCGTCCCCATTCCAGAAGCGGTGTTGGATGATAGCGATTACGATATCTGGGGCGAGGTTCGGCCTAGACTCCAGGAGGCATTCGGAAAGGTCATCGACGCCGCTATTCTGTACGGCACGGACAAGCCGACTTCTTGGCGTGATGGCCTTGTCCCTTCTGCCACTACCGCAAGCGCTGTTGTGACCGCTACCAGCGACATTTTCAAGGACATCATGGGCGAGGGCGGCGTGATTGCCAAAGTGGAGGAGAGCGGCTATATCCCCAACGGCGTAATGGCGGCTATCCAGATGCGCGCCAAGCTGCGCGGCCTTGTGGATAAGAACGGTCAGCCCATTTTCAAGACCGATATGCAGGGGGATACCCGCTACGCGCTGGACGGCATGAGCATGTACTTCCCCGTGAACGGTGCTTACGACCCGGAGGAATCCCTAGCTATCGTGGGCGACTGGAGCCAACTGGTCTACGCCATTCGGCAGGATATGACCTTCAAGATTTTCGACAGCGGCGTGGTACAAGATCCCACCACTGGCAATATCCTTTATAACCTGATGCAGAACGACATGGTGGCCCTCCGCGCCGTCATGCGGCTGGGCTGGGAGATTCCCAATCCCATCAACGCCTTCAACGTCGGCAATGAGAACGCCTTCCCTTTTGCTGTTTACGCACCGGCGGGGGGTTAATAGGGTCTGACACTTTAACGCTATTCCCAAGCGGTCAGACCCTATTGGGGAAACAGGTTTCCGAGCTTGTGGGTGATGACCTGAAGGTCTATGCGAACGGCGCTGTAACGGGCACATTTCATTATGTGACCAACTACACCGAGTTCAGCAGCGCCCCGGACGAGCAGAGCGGGTATTATTTCCCGTTTCACCTGACAAAGACCGGAACACAGATGACCTTCAAGAAAAATGGCTCTCCCACAAAGGAAAACATCCTGTTTGACGCGGACATTGTCTTCCAGGTGACCAAGGATGACACCTTCGAGGTGCTTGTTGATGATTCCAGCGTAGCGAAATTTAGTTTCACTGGGGCGACGTTTGAGCCGCAGGCTAAGACGAAAGCCCGTGCGAAGAAGTAAGGAGGCGGCCTGATGGCTTACGCAGATTATGAGTATTACACTGCTGCGTATCTAGGCAAGACTATCCAAAAGGCTGACTTCCCTCGTCTGTCCCTGCGTGCAAGTTATTTCTTGGATTACTACACGCAGGGGCGGGCGGCCTCAAACAGCGAGTTGGATGCACTGAAAATGGCCTGTTGCGCCGTGGCAGAACAGTACCAGAGCATCGACCTTGCCCAGCAAGCGGCCCTGAATGCTCTTAAAAACTCCGCAAATGCTGGAGAGGCCGGAGAGTTGCAAAGCCAGAGTGTGGGTAGCTGGTCCAAAGCTTACCGAAGCGGCGGTGAAAGTGCCCAGCAGGCCACGGCAGTGGCTCAGTCGGCACAAACACATCTTGCATCTGTTGCAGCGCAGTATTTAGCCGGTACGGGCCTTCTATACCGTGGAAGGGGGTGCGGCTATGGACATGTTCCCCCATGTTGTGACGGTCTATAACACCTACGTTGAGACGGACCATTCAACCTTTGAGGAGACCACAGTGAACCACATCACTGTCCTACGGGGAGTCCTCCTGGATGCCTCTAAGGGTTCCAATGTAACCAAGAGCGGGCTGGAAAGCGCGGATGCAGTCAACCTGTACATTCCATTTTCGGTTGAGGCGTTGGACGGTGTGACAGGCATCCAAAGAAGGTATGTCGGGCCAGTCGAGTTCTGGAAAGCAGATGATAAAAGCGACCTATGGACGCTCTCTGTGGCCCGTGATAGTTTTTTCATCAAGGGTGAGGCTATACACCCGGAATGGACGGTAGAGACCATAGAGGCCGACTACGACGGTGTGTACGATATTACTAAAGTCGATGAAAAGGACTTCGGCGGTGAAATGGCTCACTGGGAAGTTGGTGGGGTTTAATGCTGAAATTCAGTTTCCGCGCCGAAGGGCTGGAAGCAATCAGGGACAAGTTGGATGAGGAGTGCACCAAAGCGGAGCATACTGTGGCACTCCAGGTGCGGAAGGACACATCACCATATGTTCCGATGCTTACCGGATCATTGGACAAACGGACGCGGGTAGATGGTTCAGAAGTGATTTACCCAGGCCCATATGCACGCTACTTATATTTTGGAAAACTAATGGTAGACCCGGCTACAGGTAGCAGTTATGCATCAAAGGGCACAACAAAGGTCTTGACTGACAAAAACCTTGTATTTAATACAGCATCACATGCGCAGGCACAATCCCATTGGTTCGAAGCCAGCAAGGCCGAGAATTTGGATAACTGGATTCGGACGGCGGATAAGGCGGTGAAATGTGAACTCTGAGAAAAAAGAGAAACCCCGCATGCTGGCGGCGACAGAAGAAGTGGATAAAATCTCCCGCTCCATGCTGGTGTGGGCCAATACCTTCCCGGAAAAGCCGGTGGACATCATTAAATATGAGTTTCTGTCCGCTGACCAGGGAGACGAGACCGGTATGGCATTGTCTACCATCCAGGGGACCTATATCACAAAGCGGTTCATCCTGGGCGGCTATCAGGCGGAGTACCAATTCAAACTAATTTATCGTATTAAGCCTGGGCGCAGCAACGACAAGCGCCTGGAGGCTGACGAGCTGCTGAACCACTTCGGTGACTGGGCAAGAAAAAATCTTCCTGATTTGGGAGACGAGATTCGGGCGCTCCGAGTTGAGCCCACCACACAATCCTCTAAATTTGCCGCTTATGAGGACGGTTATGAAGACTACCAGATTTTGATGAAACTGACATATGAAGTTGGCGTTTGAAAGGAGAAAAACAATGCCTGAGTCTGATTTGACTTTTAATACTACGCCGGGCCAGACCGTAGGCCGTGAAATGTTAATTGCTTACCTAAACACTGGAGAGAGCTCTACGCCTACGTGGTCTCCCATCGGTAAGCGTGTAGAGGACAGTTCAGCCGAATACGACTGGCAAACAGAAACCAAAGTTGATATTTTTGGAAATACCTATACCAACGGGAAGAAACCAACCATTACACAAACCTTTGACCCATGTGAGTTGGATGCAGATGACGCAGCACAGGAAAAAATCTGGAACCTTGCTATCAAAGATCAGAACGTGAACGCTTTGATGAATCAAGATATGCTTATTGTCCATCTGTATGCGGGGACGGCCGGAACAGCGGTATTTGCTGAAAGATACTCCTCATGCTCTATTTTGCCGTCCGGGCTCGGTGGTGAAGGCGGTGGCACAATTGGGATGCCAATTGATGTTACATATGGCGGCACCAGAACTGTTGGTACAGCATCGATTAGTGATGGAACTGTGAAATTCACACCGGGAACCGTGGAGGTTTAACTTATGAAGGAACTGAATTTTGACTCCGGCCTTGTTACATATTCTTTGAATGGCAAGTGCGAGGTGTCGTTCAACCCCACTGACAGCAACTTCGTTGAGCGGCTGTACTCCGCTTTTGAGGATCTGGACAAGAAGCAGGAGAGCTATAAGGCCCAGATCGAGAAGATGGTGGACAAGAAGGAAATCTTCGAGTTTGCCAAAGAGCGGGACGCTGAAATGCGCGGCATTATTGACGGCGTGTTCGATGCCCCTGTGAGCGAGTCTGTCTTCGGCGGCATGAATGTCTATGCCATTGCCAACGGCCTCCCTGTCTGGTGCAACTTGATGATGGCGGTCATGGATGAGATTGATACCACTTTCACCAGAGAGCAGAAGCTTACTAACCCGCGCATCAGCAAGTACACAGCGAAATACCAGAAGTATCAGAAGAAGTAACCAAAGGAGCACGTCATGAGCTATGGACTTCCAAAAAGCGTGGATATAGACGGGCAGGAGTTTGCTATCCGCTATGATTATCGGGTTATCCTCGACATTTTCGAGGCCATGAACGACCCCGATTCCAGCGAGGAAGACCGGGCCCTTGACGTGCTCCAAATCTTCTATGTGGATTTTGACGAGCTGACCGACTATGACGCGGCCATAAAAGAGGTTTTTCGATTCATCAACGGCGGCGAGGAGCCACGGAAGCAGAAAGGCCCCCACCTTGTGGACTGGCCTATGGACTTCCCCCGCATCATTGCCCCTATCAACCGTGTGCTGGGCTATGAAGCCCGCGCTGTGGACTACGACATCGAAACCAACACGGGCGGCATCCACTGGTGGACTATCCTCGCGGCCTATGCGGAAATAGGGGACTGCCTCTTTGCCCAGATCGTCCGCATCCGCGACAAGAAGGCAAAGGGCAAGCCGTTGGACAAGTCTGACAGGGAGTTCTACCGAAAGAACCGTGACATTATCGACATCAAGCAGACATACAGCGAGGCGGAGAATGACCTCGTCAACCTCTGGACGGGCGCAAAATGAAACCGCCCCCGGAGGGGCGGCTATGATTATCGTATCGTGCATTTTGTCAACTGAACTTGAGCAAGAGGGATTCCATCGCACTCACCAGCGATAGTGATGTAGTCTCCATCCTTTAGCTGTGCAATCAAATCCGTTTGGTCTCCATCCTTCGGGAAGAAGCATTGTATGGGATAAAGGCCATAACCGTCATTTGTTTCGAGCGAAATGCAAGGTGCTTTTGTTAAAACATCCTGCCCGATGTTTTGAATTGTGCCAGTCACAACCAAGATTTTATCCTTATACAGCGCATCGGCATTCACTGCATTCTCCTTATATGCCGCCCACAAGCTGTTGGCGGAGATGGTAATTTCCTCCGGCTGGATGTTCTGCGCTAAATTATCGGATGGCTGCGTGGTCGTAGTAGTTGATTGGCTTGGACTATAGCCATCGTTTGACGGACTATCAGAGCGGCCCCCAAAAGTAAGAGATACAGCGGCAATAATAGCAACGACAATCACAGCTGCAAAGGCAACATTTCCCTTAATTTTTCTGCTTCTTTTTCCCGGGGCGTTCTCGCTATCGAAAACAGCGGTTTCTGGTGTGTTTGTTGCGGATTCACTCTCAACTACGAGGTGTGATCCAGATATTGCTGTGTTTACAACTTTTGCAGTGTCATCCGGCGATACGAGGATTGAAATTGAGCAGTCGATTTTACGCCCCTTTTGGAACGAAAGCGTATGGGGTCCATCTTGAGCGTATGCAGAAACGGTTGTGCCGTTTCTTAAAATCCCAACCACTTTGTCATCCAAAAGTACCGTGAAGTCGACAGCACATCCCCACGGCGATTTTTCTCTTGTAATAATGATTTCTTTGTACCCTTCCAATGTAAATCTCTCCCCTCAAGGTGGTGTTTAATGTGGCCGCTGACGGCTCCATCGTCATTGAAACCAATATTGACAATAAGAAAGCACAAAAAGAGCTGAATCAGCTTGCTAAGAAAATCCAATCGCTTGAAGATCAACTTACGTCCAAAAAGCAGGGGAGGTTTCCTTTAGTAGAAAACCTCAACGTTGTAAATGCGGAGTTGGAGGAGGCCAGGAAGCAGTTATCCATGCTCCAGGACGAACAGAATGCTATCAATGTCGCCATGAAAGCTGGTTCGTCCGCTGATGACTATATGCGTGCCTATTCTGATAGGCCTATGGTCGATTCCAAATTGAAAAAGCAACAAGAAAAGGTTGACGCAATTGAGAAAGAGTGGAGGCAGGCTGAAAAAGCGCTTTCAGATTATGATTCCAAAATTTCTGGCTTAGAAGGAAAGTTGAACCTGGCAAAAGAGGAAGCCGGAGGGCTCCAGCAGAACATGGCAAAGTCCGGCCCTGCCGCCGCCAAAATGGCAAAATCAGTAGATAGAGCGCAAAAGAGCGCAAGCAAGTTTTCTTCTCGTATGCGTGAAGTTATCAGAAGCGCGCTTGTATTCACGGTCATTACACAAGCTCTTGCGAAGTTCCGTGAATGGATGGGGAAAGTCATCAAAACAAATGACGAGGCTAGAGCGTCTATTGCACGCCTAAAAGGGGCTCTCCTGACGCTCGCTCAACCGATGATTGAGGTCATTATACCAGCATTTACAAATTTTGTCGATATGTTGGCCCGTATAATTTCAATGGCCGCCCGGATTACTGCTGCGCTGTTTGGTACAACAGCAGAGAAAGCTGCGGACTCCGCTGAAAATCTGTATGAGGAAACAGAAGCACTTGAAAAAACGGGTGAAGCGGCTGAGGAGGCCGGGAAATCGCTCGCTTCTTTTGATGAAATCAACCAGCTTTCGGGGAGCAGAAATAAAAGTGAATCTTCTAATCAAGATATTGGGCCAGATTTTTCTGCCTTTCAAGAAGGTATGAATAGCGGATGGCTCCAAGAAATGATGGCGAGTGTATCTGCTTGGGTGCCAATTGCATTAATGCTAGGTGGTATTGCACTTGTAGCTATAGGAGCATCTATAGGGAGTTTAGTTCTGGTTCTTTCTGGGTTACTTTTACTTGGAGCTGGCATTGATTTCTCTGGAGAAAATGAACAATTACAGTCTTGGGTTGATGCACTTGGTTTAAATAGTGTGCAAGAGTTTGTGTTATTGGCAATTATACTCGGCGGCATCGCCATGGTTGCTATTGGAGCTTCAACTGTAAATATTTTACTTGTTGTGGCTGGACTAGCTTTGATCGGAGTTGCTGTGGCTTATGCATATCAAAGCGGAATGATGCAAGATTGGGCGGAAGCGCTTGGACTTTCTAGAGCAGCCCAGTTTATAACTGCCGCTCTATTGATAGCTGGATTTGCCCTTATTTGTATTGGCGCAGGACTAGGGAATATTCTTATGGTTATATCTGGTATCGCTTTGATTGCAACTGGCGTTTTTGTAGGGAGTGAGAGTGGAGTTTTTGAATCTTGGGCAAAGACGCTGGGACTTGATTCCGCGTTTGACTATGTAACAGCTGCAATGCAAATAGCTGGATTTGCCCTCATCTGTATTGGAGCGGCAATGGGGAATATCTTTATGGTTATTGCTGGAGCAGTTCTTCTAGGAGCAGGGGTGACAGCAGAAGTAATTGGAGAACAGACACTGATGGCATGGTGGGAAAAACTGAAACTTACAACCGTTGTTCAATGGGTATCTGTCGCCATACTTTTGGTAGGCATCGTAATGGTAGCTATTGCGGCCGCTACTGGAAATCTTATTTTGCTAATTGCTGGTGCAGTGGTGCTCGGCCTCGGAATTGTTGCCGCAATAAATGATGATCATTTGCAGGATTGGGTTGAAACATTAGGCCTTGAAAAAGTAATGGAGTATGTAACGATTGCAATTTTGCTTGTAGGAATTGGGCTTGTTGCAATCGGTCTAATGACTATGAACATTCTTATGTTTCTAGGTGGATGCGCACTCCTTATTGCTGGATTTGTCGTTGGGAATGAAAGCGGGACGTTTCGTAGTTGGGTAGAAACATTGCATCTTGAAGAGGTGGCTGGGTGGGTATCTACAGCAATGCTGCTTGCTGGGATTGCATTAGTTGCTATTGGTGCAATGACATTAAACCCTCTATTCATATTGGCCGGGATTGCACTTTTAGGTGGTGGTACAGCGCTTAAGCTTGGAAGTGGCAGCACGAAGGGGAGTTCTTATTCAGCTAGATCAGGCTTAGGCCGAATGTCAGTACCAAGGCTTTCAATTGATGACGTTCCTGCCCTTGCAAAAGGCGCGGTCATACCGCCTAACAAAGAGTTCCTCGCCGTACTGGGAGATCAAAAGAGCGGGACAAATATAGAGGCTCCAACATCTGAGATTGAAGCCGCTGTTGCCCGTGGGATGCAGCGATATGGTGGCGGCGGCTCCAATACAGTTATCTTGGAAATCGACAAGCAGGTGCTTGGTCGCGTATCTTATCAAGCGACTCAGAGCGAAGTTCAGCGTATCGGCGTAAATTTGGTGGAGGGCTAAATGAGCTATATCAAATTGAACGGCATTGAGTTTGACGCAGATGTTGCAATTTCGACTTATAATCGAAGTTTCAATGTACTAGATGGAGATAATGCTGGCCGAGTGCTTTCCGGTCGAATGATACGTGATGTTATTGGAACCTATCTTGGACATAAGATTACAGTGTTTCGCAGAGGAGACAATTACGAAGGGCTGGATACCTTTTGGGACTATCTGTACCAACACTCAGTCGATGATAGCGTTATGTTGGAGGCTGCGGACGGACAGACAACCATCTCCTACGAGGCGTATTATACTAGCGCATCTCAAGACATGGAGAAGGTAGAAGGTAGCGTAAATTATTGGGGAGAAATAGAGGTAAGCTTTGTTCCGATAGACGCACAGGTCAAGCCGTAAAAAGTGAGGATAGGCGATGGCAAACAAAAACAAAATTGTGTATGGCGACAGAGTTTTTGAGGGCAACAAAATTAAAAGCGGAAATCTTCATATTGCAACATCTCTTCTATCTTCCTATCTGGAAGCCAATACCTTATCAGTCGTAATTGAGACTGAGGACAGAACAATTACAGAGTTTGAAAGAAACGCTCCAATTGTTTATTTTTATGATGACGTTCAGACCGGTGTGTTTTATGTGAAATCCATTGACCGGAATGGCCCTAATACATATAAGATATCTGCAACAAGCGCAATTGGGCTTTTATCTGAAAATCAGCATTATGGAGGAATCTACTCTGGAGAGACTGCATCCGAACTTCTTGCTTCCATATGCGGCACAATACCATACGAGATAAAAACAAATTTAGCAGACATAAAATTGTATGGTTGGTTACCTATCGCTACGGCAAGGGATAACTTGTCACAGGTTCTATTTGCAATTGGCGCAACTATTCGAACTGATCTAAATGGAGTTCTTCGGATTGCGGCCCTTTGGGATGGAATTAGCGGGAACCTTGGTTTAGACCGAATGTATCAGGGACCGAGCGTCACTAACGCGGCCAAAGTAACCCAAGTAATTGTTACAGAACACCAATATATAAAATCTGGTGAGTCATCCACACTTTTTGAAGGGTCCGTAGAAGAATGGAAAATTGTTACATTTGATGATCCTGTGTTTGGCTTGTCTGCATCTGGCTTTACTATTTTAGAGAGTGGGGCCAATTACGCGAAACTATCTTCTGGTTCCGGAAAGCTTGCTGGAACAAAGTATACGCACAACAAGAGCCAAATCATACGTAATATCGTTTCTGCTAAAGAGCCAAATGTAAAGAAGGTTGAAAATGCTACGTTGGTATCGCTCACAAACTCTGCGGCTGTCGCAGACCGGATGAAAAATTACTATAAGCATGCTCAATCTATCCAAGCACCAGTTGTCTATAAAGGGGAATCAACAGGGAACCGTGTGTTGACGTGGGACCCATATAACAAAGAGCCAGTTACGGCTTGCATTGAAAAAGAAGACATTACCATCTCAAACACATTAAAATCAAGTTCGGAGATGCTTGTTGGATATGTACCTTTGAAAATAGAACACACTGAGATACTTGAAAATCGAGTCTTACTCACTGGATCTGGCGAGTGGGTGGCACCGGAAGGAACCACGCATGTACGAGCGGTGCTTATCGGTGGAGGAGGACCCGGTGGAAACGGAGCAAGTGGTGAGAGCATATCGTCAATGACGGACACGGACAATAAAACGAGTACAGTATTTGTCGGTCAAATGCAGCCGGGAGAGCAGGAAAATTATAGCCATTCAGCTAATGCAAATGTAGCAGCCAAATCTAGAGGCGAAGGTGGGGATGGTGGTATTGCGGGTGTTCCTGGATATGTTTATGAGGTAGACATAGAGATTTCAGAAATAAAGAAGTTTTCGTACAATTGCGGATTGGCCGGTACCATTGCTGGCGAAACAGGAGGGGAAACTACTTTCGGAGAAAATTCTTCTCAAAGTGGAGGTGTGCTTTCGGTTGGGTATACAGATTTAATTACAGGTGATAAGTATGCGGTACCTGGAGTAGAAGGAGGAAAAGGTGGGGCTGGAGGTAGCGCTGGTTCTCAAGGGGAAGATGTTGTAAGCGCGACTGGCGGAAAAGGGGCTAACGGAAACTCAGATAGTGATTCCGATAAATTAGAGACTACACTTAATGGCTGTACGCTTACAGAAATAAGTAATATGTCATATTCCATTCAACCAGTTGGTGGTGGTGGTGCAGGGGGAAATTCTGGTGATATTTCAGGAGGAAACGGCGGAAATGGTTACCGTTCTAAAGGCGAGTTGAAACCACCGGCCATTACTTCTGCTTGTCGCGCGGAGGTAAGCACATTGCGACCCGGTGACGGAGGGACTGGCGCAAATGGAGAAAATGCACAAAGTTATGGTTCAGCAGGGAATGGAGGCGGAGGTGGAGGCGGAGCCGGAGCGACTGGTGGTGCATCTGCAACGGCATCGCAAACAACGACTATTTTGGGGCGTACCTATGTAAACAGTTCTAGAAATATCCTTTGTGGTGCATTCGTCCGTGTCAATGGAGCGCGTGCAAGCGGGGGACAAGGCGGTATAGGTGGCCGTGGTATGGATGGATGCATTATTTTGTATTATGGCGTTCCCCAGAAGATAGTCTCCGGCCCAGTGAAAGATAAAAATGGCCGCGTTGTTCTTGACAAGCTTGGCCGTCGGCTAATTGTGTGAGGTGAGAAAATGGAACTGACTCTGGAGGAGCGTGTAGCGGCACTTGAGCGGAAATTATCAGCCAGAGAAGCGGCAGAAGAACCAACCGAATACTACACCAGCAAATACAGCGGTGAGGAGATCGATGCCCTCCTGGACAAGGTGGCCGCTATGGATGGAGGCGGGACATAATGCTCATCATGGCAAATTGGTACATCTGCACCCCGCCTAAATTTTGCCTCGGGTTTGAGGGCGACAATGAGGTTGTAGCCCTCGAAATCTCCACCGACCTCACAGACGAGTGGGACTTAAAGGTGGATGTGGAGAAGAGCGGTCAGAAGAATATTATCCAGCTCCAGCGCGTCGGGCAAGTGTACTCCGCCTTGCTGACGGCCTCCGTGCTGGCTGATGACGGCCAGTATTTAATGCAAGTCAGAGGCACCCTCGGGGAGCAGGTGCGGCACAGTAATATATTCTACGCAACGGTTCATGACTCCATTAACGCCGTAGACGCTTTCCCACCTCCCCTGCCCTCCGAATTTGAGCAGATGGAGGAGCGCATTACAGACCTAAACCAGCATCCCCCGAGGCCCGGCCTGGATGGGTTTTGGGAGATTTGGAACCCGGATAGCGGCCAGTACGAGGCGTCGGATATCCCTTTACCGGAGGGTGGAGGAGGTACATCCTACAACATCGGGCACGGGCTAAAGCTGGACAGAGACACAAGGACGTTATCTGTGGACACAGTAAGCGGCTTTGACGAGGGTGATAATACGCTCCCCATTACCGCAGCCGCGGTGCAGGAGACGGTAGGCAATATCGAAATCCTGTTAGGGACAATTTGAAAGGTGGGAAAGTATGAGTGTAGCAACTGAAATCAGCAGAATCCAAACAGCGCGGAACACTATCAGGTCAAAGGCCGTTGAACTGGGCATCGGCACAAGCACGGACGATCTGACCAAGCTGGCAACGGAAATTGATGGAATTGAGAACAGAGGAGCGGTATCTGCTACTGTCCAAGAGGGCGATACATATACCATCCCCAAAGGCTACCACAACGGCAGTGGCACGGTGTCAGGGGTGTCCGGTGGCGGAAACTATAACCTCCAGAGCAAGACTGTCACGCCAACCAAGTCCCAGCAGAATGTGACGCCCGACCCCGGCTATTATGGCCTGTCCGATGTGACAGTAGCCGCCATCCCCGGGAACTACCAGGACGTATCCGCCGTTACGGCTACCGCCGCTGACGTATTGACTGGCAAGGTGTTTGTGGACAAGGCAGGCAAGACCACCACAGGTACCATGCCAAACAATGGGGCGGCGACTGAAACACTGACCCCGGAAAAACTGTCTTACACCATCCCGAAGGGGTATCACAGCGGGACAGGAAAGGTGCAGATCACCCCGGAGACGAAGAGTGTTACGCCCAACAAGTCTGTCCAAACGGTAGAGCCTACGGACGGGAAGGTGCTCACGTCCGTTGAGGTAGCGGCCATCCCGGAGGCTTATGTGGACACCTCTGACGGCACAGCGGTTGCCGGGGATATCCTTAATGGCAAGACCGCTTACGCAAAAGGCGCGAAGGTCACTGGCTCAATGGCAAACAATGGGGCGGTCTCCGGGGAGATTGACGGCTTGACCACAACCTCCTTTGCCGTCCCTGCTGGTTACACCACTGGGGGCTCGGTGAGCCTGACGGGCGACATTGAGGAGGCCCTTGCGGCAATCTGATTGGAGGCGTGGTATGAGTATTCAGGGCGAAATCGACCGGCTGTCCGCCGCTAAGGCAAGTATCGCAGCGTCACTACAGGCTATGGGAGTAGAACCGCCGTCGGGCACCACACTGGAGCAGTACGCCGCCCAGTTAGCCGCTATCGCCACGGCTGCGCCCTGGCTCTCAATACCCGGCGGCGGCACAATGCAGATGGGGGAGAGCCTGGGCGAAGGGCCGTACACCATCGAAGTAACCGAAGACGGAGAGGGCGGCGACCTCTCCGCCGAACAGGTGGGCTACAGCAACACGGGCAGCGGCCTGGAGGCTACCAATGTGCAGGGGGCTATCGACGAGCTGGCGGTCAGAGGTAGCAGCGGTGTGATCACCTTCAACGGACGATCTGGTGCAGTTGTCCCCCAGGAGGGGGATTACACGGCTAATATGGTTGGGGCTTTACCCAGCAGTACAAAGCTGGCAGACCTACCAACAGACGAAAGCCACAGAACAGTAAGCGATACAGAAAAAAGCGCTTGGAACAGCAAAGGAGATCCGGCCAAGAGCACCACAATTACTCTGCTGTCCAGCGGGTGGACGCAAGGTGGGAACGGAAGGTACAGCCAGACGGTTTCCTGCTCCATTGTGGCGGCAGACACAGCGGTAGTGATTGTAGACGTAGCGCTGAGTGGTACAGATTTGGACGCGGACGCAGAGGCGCTGAACGCTTGGATGGGGCCATCAGCGCAGAACGCCGTGCAGGGAGCTGGGACACTGACCTTTTATGCGGCAGAGACCCCGACCGTCAACATCCCGGTCAATGTGGGGGTGGGATGATGGTGTTCCTGCATATGGGCGGCCCAACTGGGGAGGTTGGCATCTCTGCTGGTGATTTGGAGATAGGACAGGTAGTACATCTAAATGAAAGCGGGGCCCCGATTGACTATCTGGTAGTACATCAGGGCATACCGTCCAATCTATATGATGCATCGTGTGAGGGAACATGGTTGCTGCGGAAGGACATCCGTGAGATGGGGCCGTGGAATACCAGCAATGTAAACACCTTGGCTGGAAGTACAATCATGACCACAATGGCTAAATATGTGCAGGACTATGATAGGCGAGTACAAGAAGCCATAAGGACAATCAAGATACCGTACTGCGTTGGTGGTGGAGATTATACAACTATTAACGGCGGAGGGAACGGTTTGGATTGCAAATTATTCCCGCTGAGTGGATACGAAATGGGGCTTAACAAATCAGATGTTCCCAACATCCCGATTGATGGAGCCAAACTTGCATACTTTGAGGCTGGAATAGGCGAATCAGCCACCAAAAAACGTAGTGCTGATAATATTTATTATACAAGGACTGCATGGGAGACGAGCTATAATGATGCGGTATTGCTTTGCTACACAACTGGTAAACACGGTGGGGCAACACTTAATAACCCTGGAGGATATCGATACGCCCTAATCCTCTCATACAACTTTAAATTCCTAAAGTCAGAGGTGTCCTGATGGTATATGTATCGCGCTTTTTCGCTCCTGCTTCAAGCGGTATTTCTGCGGGCGACCTTGAGGTCGGAAAGGTTGTGCGGCTCAACGAGAAAGGAACCCCGGTGGACTATCTGGTGGTTAACCAGGGGATACCGGAGAACAGCCCTCTTTATGATGCGTCCTGCGAAGGGACATGGCTATTGAGGAAAGACATTTCTGAAAATCGGATATGGGATTCCGGAGAAGTCAACAACCTGGAGCAATCCGATATCCAGAGCTGGCTAAACGGCACAATGCTTTTGAAGTACGATTCTAACATTAAGTCGGCCCTCAAGCAGGTTAAAATCCCGTATCGGCAGGAAGGCGGAATAGGAGGAACAGACAGCACCGGAGCAAATGGGCTGTCTTGCAAGATTTTTCTGCTGTCCGGCTATGAAGTCGGATGGAGCACCATTACGAGCCCATACTTCCCTGTAGATGGTGCAAAACTGACCTACTTCGAGTCCGGCACAAATTCATTAGCCAACAGCAAACGGGTTGCAAATCGAAATGGTAATGCTGAAAACTGGTGGCTCCGCTCTCCGTACACCAACGATGCCAACTACGTGTGGTATACCCGAACTAACGGTGACAGCAGCATCTGGAGAGCAAACACTGACGCAGGCATCCGCCCCGCTCTGATCCTTCCTTACGACTTCCAATTTACCAAAGAGGAGGTGTCGGCCTGATGGTGTTCTTCATGTCGAGAGGGCTACCCTCCAACAAAACATATGACCCTGTGTTTGCAAACAATGACTGGGCCGCTATCATCGATGCATGCCACGCCAATGAGGTGCCGGACACCTGGGTATCTGATGGCTCCTGCTACAAGGACATGGACATCGGCGGCAAGGCGTATCGTATCGACATCATCGGGAAGAACCACGATGATCTGGCCGATGGGACGGGCAAAGCGCCTCTGACCTTCCAGATGCACGACTGTTACGACACCACCTACCAGATGAACAGCAGCAACACCAATGCGGGCGGCTGGCGGGACTGCCAAATGCGGACGCAGACCATGCCCGCGTTGAAAGCCCTGCTTCCGGCGGAGGTGCAGTCTGGGATAAGAGAAGTTAATAAACTGACCAGCGCAGGGAATCAGAGCTCAATCATTGTGACCACCAGCGATGAATTGTTCCTGCTGTCAGAAATCGAAATTTTCGGCAGCACCACCTACCCCTTCGCTGGAGAGGGCCTCCAGTATGACTACTACAAGGCGGGCAACAGCAAAGTGAAAAATCGCGCCGGCAGCGCGGACTTTTGGTTGGAGCGCTCTTCGTTTTCTCAAAACACCTCCGACTTCTGTGATGTCCACAGGACTGGAAGTGCTTTCTGGCACGGTGCCTATAACCGGCTTTGCGTAGCCTTCAGCTTCTGTTTCTGAGGAGGTAACATGTACTTAAAAATCGGCGAAAAGCAATACAGTGTCTCCCGCCGGGTTGTGACAGAGGATACCATCAAATATCTTTCGGTCACGCCGGACCCCGGAGAGGTGACCGGCAAAATCCAGATGTACCGGGATGATGGGTTTCTTTTGTCAGAGGATGATGCAGGGAACTATACCCGGCAGACCTACGCTGGTACGCTGCTGACCCTGACCAACAAGCCAGTCCCAGAGCCAGCCCCCCAACCGTCAGAGCCGAACATGCAGTCACAGTACGCCGCCGCGATGAGGGCCTACGCGGCCACCAGCACGGCCATACCGGACGCCTACGTTCTGGACATGCCCGATCTGTTTCCCACCTGGGCGGTGGTACTGGCAGACGGCGAGGAACTGCCTGCGGGACGCATCCTCAACGACGAAGGCCAGCTCTACCGGGTGGTGCAGGCGGTAACTCCTCAAGAGGAGATGCCCCCGCACGACGACGGCATGCTCGCCATCTACCGGCCTATTGACCGCGAGCACGCTGGCACAGCGGACGACCCCATCCCGTGGGTGTACGGCATGGACTGCCACGCGGGCAAGCACTACAGCTACAACGGCAAGGTCTACAAGGTTGCCGAGGGTGGGGACATGATTCCCTGTACGTGGCCGCCCGACAGTCCCGGCATGTGGCAATGGGTGGAGGTGTAGCACATGGCTATCGTTGTAAACGGCAAAAAAGTTGCCGGGGTGGGACTGCCCGGCAAAGACGGAGCTCCAGGGGCAGACGGCAAGGATGGTGCACCTGGAAAGTCCGCCTATCAGGCGGCAAAAGAGAAAGGATATACCGGAACCGAAGAGGAGTTTAACACCGCTCTGGCTGGTATGCAAAGTGCTCCATTCCTGCCGCTGAGCGGAGGAACAGTTGAGGGCGTTCTCGAAATTAGATCAGGGATTGAATTTGGCTATGGCAGCAATTCGATAGAACTATCTCCCTCATCTGCAAGTCGGCTTGAATTGGTGGCTAATGCTTCCGGCGGGTCCAGTGACGGCTCGATTGGCGGAACAGTTGAGCTGATAGGGTTGTCCGCGCCAACGGCATCCAATAGTGCCGCAAATAAGCAGTACGTGGACGAGCACGCGGGGTCGAGGGTTATTTTGGGGAGCTATGTGGGGACAGGAAAAACAGGTAAAAGCAACCCTAATCAAATAACCTTAGCCGAACCCTTTAAAATACTCTGTATTTATGGCATGCAACGGCCAGATTCGTATCAAAGTATCGACAATTCTGGTAATGGCAACACTTCTGTCATTATTCCCAGCAGCATTATCCCTACTGAGTATACAAGCGGCTTTGGTTTTTTCTACTCTAGCAACTCAAGAGATTCTTACGGTAAAAAATCAGCGGATGGAAAAACTTTCAGTTGGTATTATGACTATACTCCATCTGATGCAGCAACTGTGCAGCTTAATTTATCTCAAGTTGTATATCACTACTACGCCATAGTTTAGAAATAAGAGGTGAATTAAATATGACCATCATCCAAATTGACCCGCTGGAGACCGGCCAGCACCCGATCCAGAGCCAGAGCGGGCGGCACGCCTGCTGGCTGGAGGGCTACATAGAGGTGCCCGCCCACCTCCATGACGCGGTGTGGGCGACCTATGGCTGGTGTGACCTCCAGATTGAGGGGGACAAGCTGGTGGGCATCACGCCTACTGAGCGGCCTCCAGAGCCGGAGCCGGAACCCCAGCCGCCCCTCGCAGAGGACATCACTCTGGACATGCTGTCCGAGCACGAGGAACGACTTTGTATGTTGGAAATCACCACCAATGCTGTTTGAGGAAGGGGAAGGACATGAACACGGTATTTAATCTCTGCAAGCTGCTTATTGACCGGGGCCGCACCGACGGCCTCCAGGACAAGATGGATGTCTATCTCGCCGCCGACCGGCTCACCCCGGAGGAGTACCAGGAGCTGGCCGGGCTACTGGCCCCGGAACAGTAATCAACAGCGGGATCGCTGGATAAAAGGATGTGAATCAAATGAGTAAGCTCATTACATACATCCCGCTCTCGTCCGTGGAGCGGATTGAGCTGAGAGTCACCAACTGCCGCAAGACGCTCTCTCAGGTCAAGGCTGAAACAAAGGCTCATTACGTGCTCAATGGCGGCATGTGGAACCCAGACGGCACCCCCTGCCCGCTGCTTAAGGTGGGCGGGGCGATGCTCTCCGGCACGCCCTGGCGTCCGATGGGCTACGCCTGGGACAAGGGCCCGGACATCCACATGACCTCCGAGTACGAGGGAGCGGCCAACTTTATCGCGGTGACTGCCCTTATTTCCTCCGGCGAGCCAGTGGATAAACCCTCCTATGGCTCGGCCCAGGGAGGCAAGAGGGGCCGCAGCGCCATCGGCCTGCGGGGTGGCAGTCTGGCCCTCTACTGCTCCTCGGATGGCGCCGATGCAGCCACGCCGGAAACTCTGCGGGACGAGCTGGCCGGGCTGGGCTGGGCCTC